GGAGGCGGGCGATGAAAGAGGGGGGTTTGAATCACGGACCCCTCCCCCCCTACCTTCAAATATCCCAATCCTTAAATAAAAAATTAGAAAGTTATTCTAAATCGGGGAAGTCTTTTTCAACTTTAATGTAAATTCCTAAAACATTCTCGCTCACTATCTCATCAATTGCTTCATCGATAGCCAGCTGGTAGTCGGTATCGGATAGCTCATATGATGTCTTTGCAATTCTTGCTAAGAACTGTGACGAATGATAGCCGGACGATGTATCATAAGCTAACCAAGCAGGGAACTCGTCGAAAGGAGAATGAGGGTTATCGATTGTTGATAGCATTGATCGTTTCATTCTCTCTCCTATCCAACTGCACGTTCTAGTGTAGATACTGACACACCAAGATCCTTAGCGATGTCTTCTAATGGATAACCATCAGCAATCATCTGTCGAGCCCTGATAGTCTTAGTCGAAGTCATCTTCAATGGAGTCTTAGGGGTGGCCAGTGTACGAACATGATCCATATCAGAGTGCTGTAGAAGCTGTACCAAAACAGCATGGCTAACAGCACCTGCTTGAATCGCATCCCACTCTGATGGGCTAAACTTAATGTCCAACTTCTGAGCGCCGGTACGAATACGAGCCTGAATGAGGGATTGATTAGTGATCTTTCTTATGGTTTCCTCATCCATTGAAGGGTTGTCTTCTTTACGGGCCTTCACCATAGCGGAGGCTATTGAATTAGCACGGCGCTCGAGAGGAGCATTTCTTTGAGCAAGATCTAGCTTTGACTTAAGACTATCTACCTCAGTCTTGTATACTTTTCTAGCAGAGCTTGATTGTTTAGGGGCGGGGGTTTTTTCAGAAGTAAGGCGAGCAGTATTAGCCAACGCCTTCAATTTATTAGAATGATCTGCATAGATCCGCTCCATTGGTGTACCAATAGGGGTAGACATAAGAGTACGGGCATCACGTGTGTTAGCCAGCTTCCTAGTCTTAGTCTTTGCTAACGCACCTGAAGGCAGGCGTCTATTAGTAAGCTCAAACTCAAGCTCACCTGTCTCAAGGTTGATCGGTCCACCCTTTGGTCTAGTCCTAGGCTTGACCTCATCAATTCGAAGAGGAGACTTAGCTCTAGAGATAAGAGTGGATGCTCCACCAGTTTGGTACTTCTTCTTCAGTGCAGCAATACCATTATCATTGTATGATGCTTTGTAATCAAGGCCGTGTTTCTCGGCGTCAATCACAACCATAGAATGTCTAATGGCTTGAGCAAGTTCATGATGAGGCGCTTCACGAAGAGACATGTCAGCAATGAGATTAGAGATTTCACCCATCTCTCTTTGTGTGTTAGTCATCTTCTTCGAACCCTCAAAGCCTGGATATGCACGTCGAGGATCGAAATCCTTAAGTCCATCAAGAGGCTTCTGATTCTTAACTCTTTGTCTATCATTCGGGATAACAAGAACTGTATCGCCATCAAAGTCAGCACCAGACAGATGCTTAGCTACTTCGTGATGAATACCAACAGCATCTCTTGCTTGGCCAAGAAGTCTCTTACCTTCACGATTGTTATTGTTAACAATCAATTCAGGAATCTCAAATGGCCCACCATGTGGGTGACGAATGAGTGCGACTCTCTCACCATGATTAAACTGAGGAGCATAGATCTCAGTAGGTTTAATGTTAGCCAAAGGAAGAATGACACGGTTAGCAGTTCTAGGTAGAGCCGCTGCTTTGAGATGCACTGCCGCTGAGTCAGCCGAATCGGCGAAGTCATCAAGCAACTTCTTCTTAACTGTAGCGTTCGTAAGTCTACTAATCTCTTCAAGATCATTCTTACGACGCTCAAAAGTCATGTTCGTTTGCGCCTTAGCGAGGGCAGGCCTCTGCTTAGACAACATCTGAGATGACATATTCTTAGACCAACTGTCCCATGCACCTTCTTCATCAACAATATTCATAGCTGAAGTAACACGCTCTTTGTCTGTGCCAGCATCAGCTAGAATTTGTCGCTTCACTGATTTAAGAAGAACATGTGGACCGTTTGGACTATAGCTTTTCTCATCTACATTCTTCTTCATTGCGTCAAGCTTGTTGCCAGTCGAAGACTTACTTGTATGGAATTGAACATCAACCCCATCAGGCAAGTCATCTTTATACATGGCCATGCCTTTAAGGTAATGATCGTTACCTACAGCGACACGAACTTGCGCATACTTTGCTCCACCGATAGAGATATCATCCATCTTAGGACGAATATAAATCATTCCATCAGCTTTATCTCCACCTTGCTCTGAGTAAACAACTTCGATTCGCTTTGAGTTCAACTTAATTGGTTCTCTCAACAAACCAAAAGTTTTACCACCATCTTCGGAACCTGCTGAAACAGTTTCAATATTATCCAAATTATTAAACACATCTTTTCTGGTTGTTCCTGGTGGACTAAGAACTTTTCTATTGGTGTTATGACCAGTAGTTACTTGAGGGCCTGGAACATTATGAACTGTATAACCCTCATCCTTCAAGACCGCTAAAGCTGTAGAAAGTCTTGTGTCGCTGACACCAATCCAATTCGAGGTGCCTCTACCAACATCAAGATATGGTTTTGTTGCCACTTCTTCACGAAGTTTGTTCACAGTAGCAGTAAGTTTATCGGCTTTATCAGCAGCTCCAGGAACAAGCCATGATCTAACTGTTCTTTCAGGAACTTCCATACGTGTTGCAATAGCAGTAGGAGAATTGCCTTTATCCCTAAGACGTTGGGCCATATTAATATTTGCTTGCCTACGCTCATTAGTCTCAATAGATTTCCTAGCACGAAGCTCATTAATAGTCATCCCAAATCCTTGCGCAATTTCAGATTCAGTAAGACCTTGCTTCTTAAGATCTTTTACTTGATCATTAAGAGTTGGATTACGTTGATTTTCGATGTCGCCTCCAGATCCCCATGGATAACGCCCAGAGTGACGAGGAGTTCCAATATGTGTTAGATAATCTGTCTCTTCAATTATCATAGACATCACCCCCTCAATAGTCAGAAGCCTTGATCGATTCAATCTGTTGATCGAGCATTATGATTTTATCCATAACATCAACGGTTCTTTCTGGGAATGGCTCAAATACTCTGATCTCATCTCTTTGATAAATACGAAGTTCAATATCAATATTGAAAGGATCAATAGAATACTCTAGACAAAATAAAGCAGCATAAACTTCTAATTGGTGTTCAGAAGCAATGACAATACCATTCTTTAAATCATGAATACGAAGTTTGTTTCGTCTAAAGGAAATAGTATCTGTAGTTCCGAAACAATTCTCAGAATAAAACAATGGTTGTTCACAAATCATCTTATATCCAATGGCATCATTAACATAAGTAGATAAGGCTTTGTTGGTCTTTGATAATTTTACACCAAGACGAATGGCTTCATGGGCAAGCTTGTGGAGATCTGTTCCACGTTGAGCCGCAGTAACAGACGCATAACGAGCCTCAAGTTTTTGGTCAGTATAATTCAACCAATGGTAATTACTAGGACTAAGAAATGCGTGCTTCCCTTGGAGTTCTGAGTGAGTATTGAAGTTCACTTAATACTTCCTCTTCATTTTCAGGGTTAATGAACGAAGCATATGACATATCATGAAACTTATTGACATAGTAATGTTGATTAGCCTCTTTGGTTGAATCAGGAGAGACCTTCACTTCCAACATAGCCCACTTGTCCTCGAACAAAATCAAAAGATCAGGGAGGCCTTGAATTTGGTGGGGGTCATTTTTTAGAACTTCACACCCAGGAAGAATGTCTTTGATTCTCCTAATCAATTTTCTTTGGTATGTAGCCTCAAGCATGATCAACCTCCTCATGAATGATCAAAAAGTAAAAAATAGGATAAGCCATGTAAAAGTTGACTCTCCCTTCATTATAATCGATGTATATATCGCAGGTTTATGTATAAACATATCTTTCTCCTGTAGGGAACACAATTCTTCCACTAAGAAGAGACTCGTGTATATCCTCACATAGAAACCCATGTGTAACAGCACAGTCTTGGATACTGAAATATTGGATCTCATTATCCGGATCATAAATAGGGCCATTACCATACCAGTCTTGAATCTCAGCAAACTGGCGCACATACTTCCAAGCAAACCATCGAGGACGCCAACGAATATTAGCCGAGTCTAGATTATGTTTGTCAAGATCTAATAGAATCGGTGTGTTAAAGATAGGAGTTTCACCATCAACAAAAGCTCGGGCTACCAATACCTTCACAGAACGTCTATACTGAATACCATCTTTAACGAGACCAACAGTTAATTCTCCTTGCATGGTTGGTGATAGAGTCATTTCCCTACCTGTTTGGGAGTTAAACACCCTACCATCCACTGTTACATCATAGTTTGGAAACTCTGGAATAGTCTTCACATCAAAATACATCTGTTTGTACCTTTCATTACACTTTACTTGTGGTGACCGGCAAATGGCGAAAAATTTCGAACAAAAACTATATGGGGAAGGGGGGTAATTATATTCTTGTATATATACTACTCTATTTATAATTAGTTAATAGTATAATAAATGCCAGTACGCCGAGAAGTACCATAAGTCCACGTCAGAGAGCTACAAATTCACGGCATAGCACTGTCAAACCCCCGCTCCCCCAAGGATATTTGCCTAAAAATGTCAGATGCCGACTCATTGAAGGACTTTTTCGAGCCCAAAGCCTTTTTGACGGCAATATCTATAGGTGCAGAACTCTCCAATATATAATAGTAAAGATCAACATAACTCGTATCCAAACGGTCAATTCGACCCTGGCACTGAATGTAGTTCTTATATGAATATGTTAGTGAGTACAACACCATAGCGTTAGTAGACGTACAGTTCCAGCTCTCAGCTCCTGCCACATATTGCACGAGGTATACCCATTTGTCCGTATCTGGAATCGGCGTTTTCTTATGACCGTTCCATTCCCCCGCCGGAATGCCGGAGATTTGCAGATTCCTCAAAATTTCCAATTCGTAGTCAAAATTATAGAAAATTATGAGTCGATCGTGCATTTTCGTCAGGAATTTCACAGCCTCTAGACGTGATGGATCGGAGTTCACAATCATCCGCATAAGCCGGAACAATTCGGACTTATCAACAATCGGTCGGTCCTCGAAAGGGTTCCAACGATTGCGTACGATAGCGTCCATTAACTCTTTGTCATACCCTACAGGCACGTAGTTAATGATGCGCTGTGTGTGTTTGATGTACGGCATCTCTATTAGAATTTCATTACGCAGTTTCTCTAATCGAGATTCTCCAATATAACGAGCAATTTTTGGGAATTTGACGTAAGGAGCGTATAGGACGTGTTGTCGTTTAAAGTCAGTAATGTTTCTGTACCATCCGTTGGCGATGAAAAGTGGAGCGTAATCGAGCCAGACATCTCCTGGAGTAGCGGATAACATAATCCATGCATTGTTATTGCGGACAATTTTAAGGAAGTTTTTGACCCAGGCTCCATGACCTACCAACCTTTGTTCATCGAAAATAAAGAAAGCGTTCTCAACATCTAGATACTTCCCGATGTTATTCCAAGAATCAATGGTGAGAACCCCAGCACAAGTCCCAAAGTAATCAGTGCCAAGACCAAATTTAGCGGCCTCACCCTCCCACTCCAAGCTGTCTCGCTTTTTTGCGGTGGTGATGACATAAACGTCTCGAGGCGCCTGATGCTCCATATAGTAAGCGATAGCGACAGCAGATTTACCAGAACCAACACCGCCATACAACACCTTCCCTTCATTAAGAAATTCGAGCGCCTCTTTCTGGTGAGGCATAAGTTCAACCTTATGTGGTCTGACTTCAGTATCTAAATCACACGCCTCCATATCACCCCCTTAATATACAAAGATTTAAAAAAGGAAGCCTGTGTAGGCCTCCTCTTGGATTACTCATTGATTTGATAAACTTTCCATTCGCCTGTGAACCAATCTATCTCGATTCCGTACTTACCAGGCTTTGTGATGAGCCCATCTTTCAGTGCTAGGGTGAGAGCGTCTGCATACTTCTGCTCTACCCCAGTACCAACGACGGGTAACACTGGCATGGTTTTCAGGTCAACGACGTAAACAAGTTTCGCATCGACGGTCTGTAACATCATAATCCTTTCGTAGTCTTTCATTATAATCAATGTATTTACTACGAAGTCAAAAAAGGAAAGGACTGTAAAGTCCCCTCCTTTGTCGTTACTGACCCCATTTCTGGGTGTAATGAATTGTCACGTTCTTGTGCGCAAATCCGACTAGCTTTCGGATTGCCCAGAAGTGATATCTCATTTTAACTCCTCAGAATCAGCGATTAGTATCTCCATTATAATCAATGTAAATACTGCGAAATTATAAGGGTGGCCACAGGAGTCGAACCTGCGTTCATTAAGGGGCCCTTGCAACCGGCACCACCCTTACAAATTATACCAGGCGGACAACCTTTCCCAGTCTCGATAGTGCCCATGTACTGGTTAGTATACGCCCGAATGGTGCGCAGGTTATCCATCTCCGTGTAGGAAAACCGGCTAGCCTGGTATAAACCTTTTACTCGAGTTCCTCTAATGAATCAGGAATACTAGTGAATGAAGAATCACGAAGATGTTGAGCCTCAGGCTTCTCCATAACTTCCATACCAAGACTGAACACCGTATCCATGATGTTGTCGAACGACTGCTCCATCACAACCGTTGAAGAAATGTTGTGCTCAGGGGCACTCATCGAAAGAGTGACTGTTCCGTCTTCGTTATCAGCGAGCAACAAGAAAGCCTTAGTAGTATCAATCTCCATAATTACCTCCAATAGATGATTGGATTACGGTTAACCGTATACGAACCAGATATGCTCTCCTGATCCCCTTGATGTTTGACATAGACGGGTAAGAGGCCCGAAGCAATCTTGCTCTCCAGGAACCCACTTGATAACATTGTAACCAAGAGCCTCGAGCTGCGGTTGAAGAAGTTCTTTTTCTTGTTCACGATACGTGTGGTCAAATCGAAACTCCTT